GACCGTAGAACCGTCGACCTTGACCTGGATCGTTCCGACGGTGGAGCTGCGAAGAACGTGCCATTCGATCAGGTGCCATGCGTTCGCCGTCATCGCACCGGTGTTTCCCACAACGGTGGAATCGCCGGGGTCATAGACGTTAACTGAACCGTCGGTCTCTAGTTTAAAATTTATAGAGGTTCCACCACCGGTGTCTCTGACAGCAAATATGTACTTGACTTCCGCCGCAGGATTTGCCGTGAACTGGAAGTAAAACCGGCCCCAGAGTTCGTTGGAACCCCACGAGATGCCAGTAAGTTGGATCTGGTGATTGGTGCTACTAAGACCGAGTTTGGCGGCGTAGGTGCCGGAGTTAACCGGGCTGGTGACAATGCTCGCGGCGGAGCCGTTGGTGGTCCAGACCGCAGGAAAGGTGCCTCCGTTCTCAAATCCGTCAGTAAAATTTATGGTCTGGGTCGTCAAGTCGACCAGCGTACCGGTCAGACTGGTTCCTGCTGCGCCTGAACGAGTTGCCATGTCAGCCCAACGTGATCTTTAAGGCACCGGCAGCAATTGAGATTATATCCGCAGATGCGCAGCCAATGCTCGCCGTCACGGTTCCGAAGGCCAATCTGTTCCCAGCTGCTGCAGCATCATAGAGATTCCAACCGCGCACGGTCGCTATCGCCGTTGCTGTTCCTCCACTGATGGCGGCGACATTAGTGACAGAACCCTGCGGAGAGTTCATCGGTGCAAAAGTCACCGTCTGGCGCGCACCGACACCACTCACGCTAAACGGCCCATCTGACGCGCCATTAACATTTGGGCTTCCGGTCGCCCAACTTATAAACCGCCCAGCGGGCCGAGTGGCGGCAGCACCGCCAAGCATCCAATCGAGCGTTTGCTTTGCTAGATATTGGCTAAGCGGCACCCTGGCGTTACCCCAACGTGATGGCCAGAGCCCCAGCAGCCAGCACCAATGAGTCACCGATACCGTAAGTGCGGGCGGTCTGCAGCGTTCCATACCAAAGCATATTTGAGGATGCTATTGGACTGCCGTCCCAGAGGTGAATGCCGAGGGCTGACCCACCGGACGAGAACGGCCCAAATGTCATCGCGGCCGTGTTCGATGCACTTCCGGTTGGTGAGGCAGCGGCACCGAACAGGGCCGTCAACCTGGAGAAGTATCCCTGTGCGGCGGCGAGTTCTGACCCACTCACACTGGTCGGTGTGCCGGCTGCCAAGCCTGCCCAACGGTTTGCCGGTTGCGTTCCAGTGGCACCACCAAGCATCCAGTCGAGGGTTTGCTTGACGAGATATGCGCTGACACTAGCCATGAATAGCTCCTTTTAAGGTGGGTTGATCTTTCAGTAACTCTTTTACAATCTCAGGATTCTTTTGACAGAACGCCTTCATGAACTGGCTGTCTGGATTTGATATGTAGGGCGACCGCAGCGCGATCCCCATGCGCTCAATCAAACGATCATGGTCGAGAACTTCGTTCCAGTTGAACATCCCGTGAAAACCGAAGTGCTTCGATGTCGGGCTCGGGCGACAACATTCGAATGCGAAGTCATGGGCTACCTTCTCCGGCGCCCACAAAAATCCAGCGGTTTCTAGCTTTGGCCGATACTTGCGACAGAGCAGATCGTCATCAACAGCAGTGTCGCATGGGAACTGATCGCGGCGATTGCAGATATATCGTTTTAGCCTCGTGCTGATGATTGAGAAGCCGCCGTTACCTACGTTCTTGCCGTCCTTGTACCACCAGGGAGCGCCCACATAGTCATAATCCATGAACTCGTCGCGCCACATTGACGTGTCCCAAATCCACGAGTCCCACTGAATGTTGAGAGTCTGGCGCGTTCGCAGAAGCGGGGGCACGTCGAACCACCAGGAGCGCGACCATCCCAGCTTGTCGGGCCAGTCGGGGACGATGTGAAAGCGCGGCTCACAGTGATGTGTCAGCGGTGAAAACTCTAGCGGTCGGTCGGTGACAATCAGCACCTCGCCAAACTCAGCCACGCGCAAGCAATCCTCAACAGCCATGCGGGCGAGATCATGCTCGCGTGTCTCTACCATCACCAGCGTTACATCAGGCAGTTTCAGTTTCATTCTCACGTTCCACAACTTTCGCAGCGAGTTTGATCGCGTCAGCGTCATCCGTAACGTTAAAGATAATCTTGCCGGCCGCGTCTGCTACGGCTGTGCGCGATCCTGGTCGCTGACCACCAAACTCATTGATAAGCCTAAGTGGTGTTTTAAGCATGGGCGCGTAACGGTACTACGTTATCAGCCACGTTCCAAAGTCTCTCGACATTCTCCATGATCGTATCGACCGAGATATCGCTAATGCAGGCGGCAGCGTTTCCTCCGTCCTTGTTCGGCGTGCAGGTCGAGATGTCTGAATGGAGACGATGACACGGCCAGCATGGCACGTTGTTACGGTCGGCGCGCAGCGTCGTGGTGTTAATCCAATGCTTCGTAATGTTTTCCGCGCTCGCGTGCGACACCATAACGATCTTTGGCATTGACTCCATCGCTGCGGCCCACGCCACTCCCGTATCTGGAGTGATTACCAAGTCCGAAGCTAAAACTTGCGTTAGGCTGCGGCGAATGGGCCAATCTTGATGTCCACCAGAATCCGCGCCATCAGGAGTCAGCGCCAGATGCAATCCCTTCAAACTGCTGTTGGTTCTTTTGACATCGGACTCGACCTGCTTGGCATATTCAAACTGGCGTCCGCCACCACCGACCATCACGACTGGGATGTCGAATTCCTTGATGATGCGGCAAATCGCCATCGCGGCGTAGGGATAAACCTTATCGATCCGTGAACCTGAGAGAACCCAGGTTAAATACCGACCACCGATTGTCTCTCGTGTCTTGGCTGCCCGATCTTTTTCGTCGTCAGTTGGGAAAAACAGCGGACCAAATTCGTATGGCACGCCGACTATGTCATGCACCGTTTCAAGATAACTTCCGGCGCATAGCTTGCGGCGATATTCCGGTGACCACCAGAATGCGGTCTGGTCTGGCGTGAGCGCATGTCGTACTTCGCATGTATGCGAAAGATGTGCAAAGATGTCGTATTCGTTGGCCCGCGAAACAAACCACTTCTGCCATTCTGCCCCGCCAGGAATATCCTTCTCGCCCTTGATGCTCAGTTTATCGACGTAAGGGTTATTGAGAAACACCACATGCGAAAGTTCGGAAGTGATAACCTCCGTCATGTAGCCCATGCGTTTGAGCGGACGCAGCGTTGATGCGGCAATCAGATTGTCTCCGATTCCGCCCAAACGGGCAACCGCGGCCCAGCGATTGCTCATTGCACCAATTTCCCATCGCGCAGAATGTGAATCTTGCTTTCGTCAATTTTTAGTTCACCCATGCCACCGAGATCGGGCTGTTTTTTGACGCGCACAACATGATAAATGGCGACCGGCTTGACACCCGGTACGATCTGCCAACCGTCGGCGACCATCTTAGAAACCTCAGTCGGCAAATTATCATCGACTGGAATAACCTTGATCTCGTGTTCAATTTCCATGTCAGATGCTCACATCCAAACGCGATAGCTTTGAAGAAGTGACTGCACGGCGATAGCTCATTATGTTACACTTAGGAGCGATTGCCCCTTTGTTCCTGTAGGATCACCAATTGTAGGCATCATTGCTACGCCACCTTCGGCACACTCGGACCAGGAATAGACCAAGACGGTATGTGCGTCGCAAATCGCGGGGTTATTGGCGAAGTTGCTACCATGTTGAAAGTGAGTGGTAAGTTCAATCGGCGTCGGTTCAACAACTGAATTTGAAATAGGTGTCCAAAAACTAGGGGGCAGTTCATTTAAGGGAACTGGATTATATCCAACGTTGCAAGTCGGGACATAAGGAGAGAAGGCCGCCGCATCCGTTACCCAATAACCCTCAACACTTGCGGTCATCGCGGCGAAGGTTCCGTTAAGCCCTGACGGGATTGGACCAATATAGCGGGAATAGGCATCGGCACCGAGGGCAGTCGGCACCGTTCCGCTGCTTACCCCGCCAGTGATGACGACTAAATATGGATTACCAAAGCCAGCACCTTGCACAAGCGAGCGCAGAGCGTCTAGTGCTGCTTTGTAGTTTGCGTTACTGCCGCCCCAATAAGATGTGATATTGGCGGTGGTGTAATAGATGTAGATGAGCGGTCTATTACCCTTCACAAACATATACCAAGGGCTTTGAATATATGTCAGCGTGAGGGCGATCTGTGTGGAATAGTTACCTGTAGTGCCAAGTGTTCCGGTACTTTCCATCAGGCATAAGCGGGGTCGAGAAGGCTGGGTGCTGCTCATATAGAAATCAAGAGCAACATTCAATGTCGGCTGCACAGCCGGAGCGTAATGGTCAAAGACCCAGTAATCTAAACCGAATTTATTAGCCGCAAGGATTTCATTGTCGAACGTAGCCTGCGATGCCGAAGCCCATGAGATTGTATTACTTCCTACCGTTGCATGAACCGGAGCGCGGAATTGCCAAGCATTAGGTGCAAGCGTACCAGGATTAACAGCCAGTTCGTATGGAACTGATCCGTTGACCATTGAGTACCAAGCATCCCAACGGATCGCGCCGAACTTCGGTCTATTGCGGACCCGCCGAAATCTTGATCCGCCAAAGCTCTGAGCGAGAGCCTTGTCGCCGATCAATGCAACCGATGCTGCCGTAAACAGTCGTCGAGTTATCATTTTCAATAATGTATTACGAAGAAACCCTGACCACCGTTGCCCCCAGTGCCTCCGGTGGAGGTGCCGCCACCACCACCCCCTGCACCAAAACCAGGAGCAGTTATTGTGTTTCCTACCGCTCCCGCCGCTCCACCATTTCCGCCGTGCCCAAAGAAACTACTTCCACCACCGCCACCACTGCCATTACCGCCCCCACCTGCACCATCCACTGTGCTGCCGCCATGAGCAGGACCATATATGACGCTATTCCCACCTGTACCTCCTGCGGACGCCGTTGCACCGCCGCCACCACCACCCGCTCCTGCGACAGTACCCCAGCCGCGTGATCCGGCGAATGAAGCACCGGTTGCCGCAGATGCCCCTCCTGCTGAGCCAGCAATGCCACCGCCATTACCACCGATTCCGCCTGTCCCTGCTGCGCCTACAATGCCTGGATTTCCCATAGTTAAAGATGGAAAAGTACCGAGAACATCCCCAGTCAATGTGGAAGCCGTTGTTACCGACCCCGAAGAACCGACGTTTCCACCGGCCCCGCCGGCTGTAACGGTTAGGGTAAGAGTTGACCCTGGCGTAACAGCAAGGGGATAACTAATGACGCAATACCCTGAACCCCCACCCCCACCACCTGCCGTGGTGGCACTGTTCTGGCCTCCTCCACCACCTCCGCCGGGCCCGCATGCATCAACAAAAACCATTGTTACATTAGGAGGAACAATCCAAGTCTGTGCACTTGTGCTGTTAGAGCATCCCGTAACGGCGGTATTTGTGAAGCATACGCTTTGCTGCGCGTAACTCGACGGCCCAACTGTCTGTGCCGCAAGCGGCGTCGCAAGCAAGAGGGCGAAAAGTGCGATAAGTTTTTTCATATTACTGGCTCGTCACGATGTAGCCGTCACCAGCGGTGCCGGTGATTCCGACTGCGTCTGTTAAAACAACTGGCCCGGCATTACAGGATATTGTTTGACCGGCATTAATCTGAAACGAGTTAGAAGTTGTTGCCGATCCGAGTGTGCCGAAGTAAATGTACTGCACATGCGCTCCGGTATTTTGCAGCAAACACCCTTTGCGCGTTGCAGAGGCAGCCAATGCAGCCTGAAATGTATTGGTGACGGAAACAGTAGAATTCACTGTGGTTGTTGTTGCTGCGGTTGTTGTTCCTTGTCCCGAACTTCCCGAACATTGATAAGTCCCGGCCGCATTGTATATTGGGACGGCTTGTCCCGACAAATTTATGCAAAGTTGTACGAAGCTTCCGACGGTATCATGTCCATTCGGGGTTGGCCAAATCATCTGCGCAAATGCTGCAGATGAAATTCCAAATGCCAAACATCCGGCAAAAATAGCGGGTGCGAATGCACGTCTCATGAGCGATCGCATTTCTATATCTCCGATTGGGGCAGTGAGTCTTTATCCGATATCAAATGGCGAAGGGACGAGGATCACGTCCAAACGCGATAGCTTTGAAGAAGTGACTGCACGGCGCCATTGAGGGCAGTTTCAGCTCCACCGCCCATTGTCCAGCCTTTATCGGAAACTCCAGGAATCGTGTCTCGGCTTAGAAAAAGATTGCGCGCCGTCAGAGATCGAAAATGGCTCGCCTGCAACGTGATCCCCATTCTAATGTCTTCTGGAACGTCAGAACCTTTATCTCCATAGCCGGCGATGAACCGAACCACGACCGAACCAGGCGTCAACGCGGACGATGGCCAACTCGCGCCAGCCACCAGAGATAAATCGGATGGCGCATCTTTGTTTACGATGTAGGTCGCCGGATCGAGTGTCTGTGGCGCACCATTCACATCGGTATAGGTGACACTCACTACTTGCTGCAGCGGCGGCAGTGGAATCGCGATGCCGTGACGTTTCTTCGAACTATACGGATACGTCCCCCACAATTCCTGTGGGTACGGATACCAGACTTCCTGCGGATAAAACCCTTTTTCCTGGTAGTAATAATTCGATGTCGGGAAGCGATCGAGCACCAAATCCCAAGTCTGTGTCACCAGCGCGCGCCCGAGCCATCCATCCCTGCCGTCAATCATATTACGGGAGGCCGAGATCATCGCCTTCATTACATCGTCAGAAACTTCATCACCGATATTGAGCCTCGCCTTCGCTTCCGCGGCGGTCAATGGTTCAACAGCCGGTCCGGCGACGAGATTCAGCGACATGGATCACCGCTTATTGCAGTATTTTAGGAATTTCTGGCATTCCGCAACAATCAGATCGGCACGATCATCGCACCAGACTAAACGCTGATAGTCTGGCGAGCTCGGCAATTGCTGCCCCGGAGTTACACCGCATTGCTGAAAATAACTCTCGGTAAATACATGCAGATGGCCGGCGATCGTCGGCTTGAACATCAGAACCGGAGCATCAAGCGCAATGGCAAACCACGCCGGCCCATTTGACACGAACAGATTGCACAATGCGGAACGATAGAGTGCGGCACGGGCCTTAAGATCGACGGCAGCCTCGACATTGATCGGAAACAGTGCAATCGGCTCGGCACATTTGCGAGTATCGCGTACGAAAACGATGTTATAACCGAGACAGGACAGTTCTTCTGCGGCGCGGATCCATTGTGCAAAGTCACTATTTCGTTCCGGCCAATGATCGGCTTCCCGCAACGTGATGGTGATCAGTTTTTCCTTTTGTCGCGGCTCGACTAAGGGACGCAGTGGTCGACTGCCGTCCTTTAACGCCTTGACATGAACGGCCAGGCCATAAAGTGAAACGCCAAACCCGACTGAATTAGCAACCGGCTGCGTCGGACGATCGTTCGCCACTTCAACCGTTGCGGACGGCAGCAGATGCGCCATCGGCAACGCAATCTGTTCGAGCATAAGACGTCTGACAGTTATTTCACGCGGCCACAAATTATCTCGACGAAATCCCCCCACTGGCCCAGGAAGGATAATAATATTTAGTTGACTCTCATCCCTTCTAATCCGCTCCGCTTCTATCTCACTGAGAAACGAAACGATGTCATAACTTGCCGGCGATGTCGCGAGATCATAATAAGCCGTCAGCATTGCTGGAAATCGTCGTTTCTGGCAGCCGCCAGAATTTGCGTACATATTTCATGATCGCCGATATCAACTCGATTTCCACATATTGCAATCTGATGCTCAAACATCCATCGATGCATCGGGTTGGTGTGGCGTCGCGTCGGGAAATTCTCATCCTTATCCGACGCCCACTTAGCCACACTACCCACGCTCATCTTGTCAGCCATGAGTGGCAAGTTTCCCCAACCTGGAACTCGGGGGGATACTTCAGCAAAGGCCGCCTCGCCTGACCCGGTTACGATGTGAATCTCGTCGCGAGCATAGGAACTGACCAATTCATTATCGATCGTCGTTCCAAAATCGATCGAGCGATCCTTGATCAGTGAAAACGGATGCAGATGAAACGCGCGCATCACAATATCTTCGCCGCGCCGAAAATAAATTGTAAAAGGACACGCACAATGGCCTTCATCCCAGAACCGCTCGATGACAGACGGATGCCTATGCTGCATCGTCCAGACTAATAATTCTGACGCAGAAACACCAATCGGCGGGATATCATCGGCGACCGTACTGGTCGCCGCCATCATAATTAGCCGTTTCCCATGATTGAATTGATGCTCGGCTGCAGCAAAACATTCTATCGATGGCACCATATCCGCATTGATGAAGGCTATGCACTCTCCTTCCGCAGCTAATTCCAATGCCTCACGGTGAGCAGCGCCAAGTGAGTGATATGGATCCCGCTCGATTACTGGTTTCTTAATCCTTATATCGGCAGCGAGATTTCCAAGCGCATTTCTTATTTTCTCAGGCTGATCGGTCTGCACCAGGAAACGGACATTACCGCTGATACCGGGTAGAGCCGCCTTTACTCCCGGCAAGGTCACTCTACAAAAAAGATCGACGCAACGCGGTCCCCACGCCGGAATACAGATCAGCCAATCATAGTTTCGGTACGCTCTCACGGCCTTGGCGATGGCAGTTGACGCAACACATCCTCGACGATTTTAATTTCGCCACACTGGCCGGTTCCCGTGATCGTGATCGGGTTGTCGCTAAAGAACCAACGATGAACGTCGATCGTGTTTCTAGATGCCCATGCTGCGATGCTATCAACCGTGATCGGTGTCGAGCGCCCTCCGAGTATCCGACTCAATGGAGAGACTTCGGCCATTGCCATCTCATTCGCGCCCGCGACCACATGAATCTCGGCGTGCGAATAAGACGCAGCCAGATCGTAGTCAATTGTCGCACCGGAAAATTTTAACTTGTTGTCTTTGACGGCCGCAAATGGATGCAGATGAAACGCGCGCAGTACGATATTCTTTCCGCGCTTGAAATAAATTGCCCACGGAACGTCACCTTTACCGGTTTCCCAGAAGCAATCGACCGTGATCGGATGCGGATGTCGCATCGTCCATGCCAAAAGATCGCGAGATTTTGCTCCGATTGGTGGTTCATCGCCAAACGTGCGCGATGAAGCCCCCATGATTATCTTCTTGCCTTGCGCAAATCGTTTTTCCGCAAAGGCAAAACATTCCACCGACACAACCATGTCGGCACAGAGAAAACAGATAAATTGGCCATCGCCAGCTAGGTTAATCGCATCAATATGCGCCGTACCCAACTTATGATGCGGCGATCGGCCAGCCGGCACCACTCTAAAAAAAACGTCCAGCCCCTCCATGGCTTTCTTGATTCGGATCGGATCATCGGTATGGATCAAAAAACGCGCGGGTACTTTCGCCAGCCTCAATGCCGCCCGCAGTGATGGCAGACCGACATTAATAAAAGCATCGTTACAGCGCTGGCCCCAGGTCGGAATAGTGATGATCCAGCGCGGCGTCGATTCTCCTTGTTGAGAGTTGGCGTCCAGTTCGGCTAAGCCATGCAGAACTAATTCTCTAGCCCGTGACTCGCTCGCCAAAAAGATCTGTTCCGGTTCGACGTGCCCTTCGTGCTCTGCGTTGAACCATGACCGGAGCGCTTTCATCACGATCACGGTTGAGCGCCTTTTCCAAACTCATGATCGGATATGAAGTAAGAGCCGAAGACGCGCTCGCGTTGATAATCTCGACACCCATACCGACCAGTTCACTGGCTGCCTCATCAAGAATGCGGCGCCACTTGATTACGTTATCGAGACCAGGATTACCGAGCTCCGTTCTATGCTCGCCATGCCAGTGAACGCCGTTGTCGACCCTCATATCGAAGCCGACTAGCACGATGCGGCACGCCCCGAGTTGCACCGCCAGATTGATCGCTTGAAATCCACTGTTGCCGCCGGAGCCGATATAGCCCCGAGATGTGATGATGCGATTGCAGCCTTCGTAGTCATCGCCAGAGTTGACGCATTCGATGAATTGCAGGGCCGGATATCGTTCGCGGACTTCCCTGAAGCAAGTAAATTTGGCTCCCTCAAATTCCGGCAATCCGGCATTTAAGAACCACCACTTGCCATCGCCGGCATAGAGGGCATCGGCCCACGGTGCCAATCGCCAGCTTTCATTGACTACAAGAACTTTCGCTCGCCCCCTGATTTGCGTGAGGTTTTCATTGGCTGCGCTTGGGCCGGAGGCGATGATGACGACTGTTCGATTTTGCCAGCCTCGCCGAATTCTAAAGGGCGAGGTGGTGCCGATTGCACTTCCAGCTTCGGCTTCGATACCACGCGAACCGCGAGTTGACCGCGCTCCAGATCGCGCGCACGGTCTTCCGTCGCATTAAATTCCTGATTGATAATCACGGTGCCTTCATACTCAGCATTGTGCCAAGCTTTCAGGGCTTTCATTCGGACTGACATATCTTTCTCCTGAAAAATGCTCGGCGGCATATCGCCGCCGAGCATCATTTCATTTCGAACGGTGATAGCCGTTACGACAAGGCGCCGTAAATGAAGGCGCTTGGACGATAGACCGCAAGTGCCAGACGCTCTTCCCCGCGGATAGAAATCAAATTGCGCTGGAAGTTGTCGGCGTCCTCGGTCGAGATCAAAACCTCGATCGCCATGCGATCGAAAATCTGAGCGCCCAACCGGAATGCCCCGGTCAGGAAGTGATTTACTGTCATCGCGATGGTCTCGACGACAGGCAGATTCCAGAGCATCGGTTGAATACGACCCTGCGGATCGCCGACGATGTACCGACCGAGCGTGTCCTTCAGCGTTTCGATCTTTGCCCAATCTTGGGGGTGAACGACGGTCCCGGTTGCCGGGAACAACGAGACGGCCGCCGCCTGCAACATTGCAAGGCGGATCACATCGATCTGCTGCACCACCGAAGGCGTGAACCCCGCAGAGTAAGCCGTCGCCTGTGGAATAATTCCGAGAAGATGATTCCCGGTTCCGTCGCCGGTCAGGATTTCCACCTCTTCGATGTATTCCAGGCCATAGCGCAGACGGCCGTCGATGTAGCTTTGGAGTTGCGGCGCGTCGTCCAATATCTGCCGAGACGCCTTGAGTATCCAAGCTAATGTCCTGACCGGAGCACTTTTCAGATCGAAGGTCAGATTGCCTTGCGGTTTTACCGCACCTTCCGAGACAACCGTTGCAGCGATCGTCGGCGGCACCGTTCCCGTTTCCACCGGATATTCAATGTTGCTTGATATCGTTGTGCCGGGGGTAATGAGGTCGCGCACCACCATCTTGCGCAGCGGCAAACTAACAATCGGCTCGCGCTGTGGCACGACAAGGGAGGTTGTCGGCGAAACGCCAGTACCGACCGTCCCGGTCGCGCTGGTGATGTTCTTGCGCTCCATGGTGACTTGCGCCATGCCGCGCTTGGATTCCATCAACTTTTTGACGGCATCATTTTCGATGGTCATTTCGCCAATCGACTTGATGATATCAAAACCGGCAGCGTTCCCGCCGCGGCGAGCCATCTTCTGTTCGATGTCGGAGATGCGCGCGCCGATCTTCTTATCAAAGTCGTCGTGGATCGCATTTTGTTTAGTGTTAAACTCAGCGAGCGCCTTGTCGGCCTTATCCGTGCTTTCCTTGTTCGTCTTGCCAAGGGTATCAATTTCGTTTCGCAAAACTTTATAGCTCTCCTTGACAGCCTTCATCTCAGGTAGAGCATTGGTCAGGCTCTCCATCAACGTCTTCATCTCGACGTCGGCGTCAATCTCGTTGCCGTCTTTGTCCTTAGCCATGATCTTGAATCCTTGTTGGCTGCACGCCGTGGCGTGTCAGATTTTGGTGAGGGAAAAATCAGCCAAGACTTTGCTAAGCTCATCCAGAGCCGCTTTCTTGCTGACATGCGTCGCCTGGTTGCTTCCCTCATCCCGAGGTAGCGATCCGAACAAGCGAACGGCGACTTCGCTGGCTCGAGCGCGAGATAGATCGAACTCATCCCTGAGTTTCTTTTCGATCTCGCGAATTGTCATTCCTGATTTTGAATAGCCGGTCATGCCGGCGGGGACACGATCGCCGGTCAATGCCTTGTGGGTATCCTGCATGTGGCTCATCAGCACGGCGTCGTGCTTGGATGAATTGTAAGAGCTCATTGTCCCCACGCCACTCGCCATCGATTTGTCGTGCATGTCCATCGCGGCGCAGAGTGCGGTGATCGCGGCCTCGACGTTAGCCTCGAACGGGTCTTCATTCGGATCGTTCCCGTCGCCGTCGGCGGCGTCCTTGAGGTGCATGCGGAATGCCGATTTGATCTCTTGGATACGCGCCGCGCTGTTGCTCGGATCCCGCACGATATCGACCGAGTGCAGTTTGAGCTCAGTGAGCGTGCGCCGCGGTTCTCCCTGCTTCTTACCCATACGGGCGCCACCTGATGGAACCGCATAGGCAATCGACAGGCCGCTGAGCGCGCCATCCTTCATCAGTCCCGCGATGCGGCGGCCGTGGTCGGTGTCGAGCGCGGAAATCTTGCCTTTGACGCGCAGGCCGCGGTCATCGGATTTTACCTCGGTCCAGACGCCGACCGGGAGCGGATCGCCGCCGGTATAGGCCGAATGCTCGACATACATGCCGGGCATGGTGCCCTTGATCTGGTGCTCGGCGAGCGTGGCGTCATAGGCACCTTTGACTATGACGTCCTTATGCGAATCGAGAATGTCGTAGACCGAGCCGTAGCCCTCGAACACGCCGGGATGACTGTCACCCACGAACTTGAATTCGGTCGGTGCGACGAAAATTTCAAGGTTGCGCATTCTGATCTCCTGCTGCAGTCGGGTCGGCCGCATCGCCTTGGGCGGCTATATCGGCGGCGGTCGGTTTGCCGGGAACGAAATTGGGATCAAGCGGCTTTGGTCCGCGGCCTCGTACAAATTCGCCGAGCAACTTGATCGGCAGCATATTCGACATGATCATCAGATCGTTGCCGTCCGGATCGGGCGCGTCGTTTTCAAGCGCACGAATTTCGTTGGGCGTCTTTAAGCCAAAGGCAATTTGCGTCTTGTAGAGGGCGGCGCGGATCGTGCTGTCTGATCGGAGGATCCCGTCGACGTTGAATTCCACGTAGTTCGCAACAGCCTCTTCGGCCGTCATCAGCGATTTCATGATGGCTTGCTCGATGCGCTCCAAATGCGGGCGCAGGCAATACATCAGAAACCAGAGATTCATCTGCTCGAGGCCGGTGCCCCATGCCGTTGATTTTTCGGTGTGGCCGATCATCGGCGGCGGCACCATGAACCAGCGGCACATCTGCTCGACGTGGAAGCCGCGGGTCTGCAACAATTGCGCGTCTTCGGGTGGCAACGAAACTGCGGTATTAAGTTTCCATGCTCCTTCGAGCAGAGGCACGCCGCCAGTGCTCATTGCGCCGGAGAAGCGCTCGATCATCGCGTTGGCTTGCACGCGCTGCGGATCGGTCAGATAAGTAGGTGCCTCCATGATCGCGCTTGGACGCATACCATTACGAAAAAATGAGCCAGCCGCCTTTTCGGCCGCCATTGCGCTGGCGAGACCTTGCCGCGCTTGCGAAATAGGTGCGATGCCAACCAACCCATCAAGTGAAAATCCCTTGATGTGGAGAACCTGATACTCTTCCAGGTCCGCGATAAATCCCTGGAACGAGTAGTGATAGGTCAATCCACCGTCTGTGGTCCGCCGCACTGTGATGCGATCCGGACGCATCGGAGTGATGGCGACGACGGGATTATCCGGCCCAGGAAGGCTGCCAACCTTTGATGTTGGGTCGTCGTTCTTGCGCGCGATGGCGCCGTAGGAATTTCCCCACAACAGAATTGCCGCAACCGTGGCCGTCCAGAATTCGACCGCCGTCATGTCGGCGTTCGGGCTATCGTGCAGAATCCGATAGAGTGGATTCTTGTCGTCTATAATTCCGCGGCCCTGCTTGTCGCGTGCGTAGACCTGCAGAGGAAGTGTTGCAATCGTATCCGCTACCAACCGCACGCAGGCCCAAACAACATCGAGCTGCAGCGAGGTATCGACGGTAACGACTTCGCCGGCGTGTGTAGGCCCGCTCGAAAAGAAGTGATAGAGCCGCGGATCGGTAAGGCCCAGACCGCGCGCAAGAATAGAAACATTCTTGAGCGCAACATTCGTCAAAGTTGGCCCTAACAGTGCCGCAGTCGCCTTCGAGATCATACCCATAAGGCGAAAACCTTTTTCGCGGCTTGCAATTTACGCGGCGCCAGTCGTCACCGGCTGCGTAACCAAACCCATAACCGGCTTCGATAAGAAACCATCGAGCGATCCAATTTCGCCCTTCACAGTGGCCGTACCGATGCTCATCGCCAGCGACACCATACCGTCGATGCGGCGTGTGGCCTTTTCCTTGTCAAACATGCGATGGCCGGTCCTGTTTTGCGTATAGACCACGCCGCCGGCACACATCGCCATGACCGGGTTTTTATCGACAACGATGCGCTGCTCGAGCAGCGCGGCCTCAAGCTTGTTGATCGAGTCGGGCATCCAAAGCTTGAAATCGGTCACGCCCGAACCGTCGTCCTCACGCTTGCCGATAACCCGCGGCATAAATCCTTGCGGGTGAACTATGCAGGGAAGTGTGATGCCCATATTATCGAGGTGGTCGGTAAGTTGCTCGAGGCCGTATTGATCGCATCCAATATCGACCGGGGAATACTTCTCGCAAAGTTTTGCAAGCGCGTCGGCAATCCAAGGATAGGAAATTCTCTTACCTGGGACCGCCTCCATGAAGCCTTGATCGACCCAAACCTCATAAGGAACTCGGTCAGTTTTGGAACGCTCGTGCAGCGTATCCTTCGGCGTCCAGAACCAAGTCTTAGAAGAAAACCTCCATTGATCTTTCGTCGCGTCAAGAAGCCAGGTCAAAGTGAAAGCGGTCAGATCCTTGGTGCGCGAGAGATCGAGGCCGCCGTGGCACTCATAACCAGCCTTCGTCAGTGCCTCGGGATCAACTTCTCCTTCGCAGGCAACCCAGGTCGCGCGCGGGATCGCACTCGATTCGCTTTCAGTCCACTGGCAGAAATTCAGGCGGCGAACAGTGCCTTCCTTTGACGGAAGACCTTTAGCTTCCTGCACCTGTTCGCGGATGTAGGCCGGATGAATCGAGACGCCTAGATTCGGGTTGGCCTTGATCCAGCAACTCTCGTCCTCAAAGGGTTCATCGCCGGGATCAAGTGCGCAGATATAGGTAAACCAAGCGTCGTTGTCTTCCTCGCCGTTGACCACCTTGACCGAGTAATCGTGCTCCTGGCCGCAGACGGTTCGCTTGTCGAAGCCAGCGTTGGTGATCTCAAAAATTAAGGCTTCCTGATTGCCCTTGGTTCCGGCTCGCATCATTTCGATGACGGTATTGTCGGCGTGCTCATGTACTTCGTCGATCAGCGCGCAATAGGGACGCAAACCGGACTG